GGTGGGGGGGGGGGGGCCAGGCTGCGGGGCTGGGGCGGGGCGGCCGACGCAGAGATCAATGCGGCTGCCCTTGATGGCGCCGCCGGTGTCCTCAGCCCGGTATCGGCGCAATCCCGCACCGTCACCGTAGTCCACCAGCAAAACAGCGCCCAGTGGAATCACTGAAGGATCTACCGCCACCGTGCTATACGGCGTGGCATGGGCGCCGCTGGCAGTGATACCGTCTGTTTTGCCGCAGCACTTGGAGCATACATCGTAGTGGGTGATTGTCACGCCCTCCAGAACATGGGCCTGGTCCAAGCGCAGAGGCTCCTTAGCCGGAGTGTCATCCCCAGGCAGCCGCCCATTATCGAGGGGAGAGATCATAGCCGAAGGTGTGGCCGGTTCCGTGGTGGTTGCCTTGGCCGAGATCACCAACGCCACGCCGGCGATCAGGGCGGCGAGGATCAGCGTCAAAATGGCGTTCAGCTTCCAAGCCCTGGCGGTGCGTTGGGCCTCACTGGCTCTGCGGTGTGCTTGTCGAGTGCGTTCCGCTGCGGCTGCCAGTTCCACGGCATCACAGTGCTGCTGGGACAGCCAAGCGACCTGCAGGGCGTCCACATCGGCCCGGAGCTGGGCAACCTGCCGATGCAGTTTTTCACTTCTCTGGCTCATGCTACGATACCTCTTTTCTTTGTTGTGGTCGGGTCGGGGAAATAGATGTGCATCTCCTCTGGGCTGATTCGGCAGAGTTCCATGGTTCGGTACATTTCCTCGATATTCCAGGCGACGTCGCCTTGCATCCTTTGGCTGACCGGGCCGGGGGAGAGGTTCAGCGCATAGGCCAGATCATTTTGCGTCAGCCCTAACTCCCGGAGACGGGCAGACAGTTTTCCGTAGCGTGGTATCTTCATTCGGGCACTTCCTTTCATAGTTTCTGTGGTGGTTAAGAGGCCTGCTTTTTTGCATCTTGGTCGACTGATGGCATGCATGCCTTCAGTCTTATGCTCGCATAAATGCGAGTTTTACTGTAAAAAAATTTGAATTGCCTCTTGCGGCGTCATATTAAGGATTTCCACAAGCTTGTGCATTTGTTCTACCGTAAAAGAAAGGCCATCTGCCTTCATTTTTCTCGAAAAAGTACTACTATCAACGCCGAGTCTTTCGGCAACTTCCTCCTGCGTCATTCCGCACTCCGCAATCTTGCCCTTTAGCTTTGCCATATTCGTACACACAGTTCCACCTCCAATCTCGCACAAATGCGAGTTCATGTGTCTATACTATCTCGACAGGTCTACTTTGTCAATAGCTAATTTCGCATTTTTGCGATTTTTTGTAAGTTTTTTGCAAAAGCATCTTGCGTTTTTGCAAGTTGCGATATATATTAAATTTAGAAGGAGGAATGTTAAATGTCTACAGGACAGAGAATGAAAGCTCGCCGTAAGGAATTAGGGCTATCTGCAGAGTATATTGCTAACCATCTCAATCTTTCACCTGCGACAATTTATAGATACGAAAACGGAGACATTGATAAGGTCCCTGGTGATATACTTGAACCTCTCGCCGCTATTTTGCAAACAACCCCAGCCCATTTAATGGGATGGGACGATTATTCAAACCCAATTGAGTTTACTGTTTCAACAGATGAACTCCAGAAATACTTGACAGAAGAAGATAGCACAAAGCACTTTTTCGATATTACCCACAAAATACGGCCAAAAGCAGGGGCCAAAAGCAGCAAGAAAGCCTTTGCGGAAAATTTACAACACTACATGGATCAAGCAGGCATAGACCAAAATAAGCTCTGCGAAGATCTGAATTTTAAATATTCCACCGTAAGCGGGTGGCTAAGCGCTGAAAAATATCCCCGGATCGACAAAATTGAAATACTATCTCACTACTTTGGCATTAAGAAAGCAGATTTAGTAGAGGACAATAATAAAACTGATAAATTAGGCCGTATATTTGTTGATGTAACAACAGCTCTAAATCTGAATATTCCGGAGATGCAAGAAGATCTCGGAGTTGATCGGAAAACCATTGAGCGCCTGATCATCAACAAGAATACTTTTCTCAAGAAAGAATTTAAACTTCTTGAAGAAACTTACGGTGTTCCAGTTTCTGTATGGGCGGGTGAAAAAACGTTCGGTGCCTGGCTTCATGCACTGCTTCATAGCCAAGAAAATGCAAAAATCTATAAATTATATGCGCAGTTGAATCCCGAGGGACAGGCAAAGGCTGTTGATATGTTGGACGATATGGTATTATCCGGAAAATATAGCACATAAAAAACCGCCCCCGACTGAGAGCCGGAGCGGTGAAAGAGGAGTTTTTGCATATGAATCGAATGAGGCCTCTGTGCATGTTTTTCTTGATCATGACGGGCTATATACTATTGGCGTACCTCATTTTTCCTGTCGAAGACAATATATGGAAAGTACCAGATTACTACTTGGCGATCTCCGTATTAACATCCAGTGCTTTCGTCGTACTATACGAGCGTTGGCAGAAAAGGCGGAAGCCAAAGCATCTCCCCAACGAGCCTTTGGTTATCAGTGATGAACTGTTGGAGCCCGCCGCAAGCACAGTCATTACTACCGGGCAAGCTTCTATCTCTATGATACAGAGGCGCTTGGGAGTCAGCTACACACGCGGTGCGGAGCTTATGGATCTGCTTGAACAGGTTGGAGTAGTTAGCCCACTCGATAAAAAGAATTCACGTAAAATCTTGCTAACGAGAGAGCAATATAGGCGATATAAGCAAAGCCTTTTTACGCTTTCTAATGTCAGGGCGAGTACTGTAGAGGATGAACTCGCCTGTGTCGATGCTATGGAAGGGCATGACTTTGAACATTGGGGAGCTGATTTGCTCCGGGATCTTGGCTTTACAAAAGTCGAGGTTACACGGGGAAGCGGCGATCAAGGAGTAGATATTCTCGCAGAAAAAGACGGTATTCGTTATGCAGTTCAATGCAAGCGCTATCACAGCCCATTAGGAAACAAGCCCGTTCAGGAGGTCCATGCCGGCAAAGAAATGTATCAGTGTCAGATTGGCGCCGTAATGACAAACCGGTACTTTACCCCTAGTGGCCGAGAAATCGCAGAAAAGACCGGGGTCTTATTATGGGATCGCGACTGGCTGCGAGACGCCATCAACCGACGTCAAATTGGATAAAATAAAAACCGCCCCCGGTGCTACCAACACCGAGGACGGTATGTGCGCAAGCCCCTTAACCACCACAGAAAAGAGAACCAAGTAGTACCAGCAAGGCACCACTGCGCCCTTTTATCTTACCACGAAAGGGTGCTGGTGGCAAGATGAAAGGAGTTTTTATGTCAGAAAGAAAAAATGAGGCCGCATGGATTGAGAGCCGAAACCGGTGGCAGATCAACGTGCAAGCTGATGGCGTCCGGAAGACCTTCATTAGTTCCAAACCCGGCAAGAAGGGTAAGATTGAGGCGGAGCGCAAAGCAGATGAATGGTTGGAGACACAGATCATAGGAGGCAACACCCGCTGTAATGTCCTGCTTGACCTGTTTCTCGCCCAGAAGAAGCAGACGACTTCCCACACTAACAGTTCACAGATCGAATACCATATACGGTGCTTTATAAGACCAGTGATTGGCCTAAAGCGTATTGATAGAGTAACTGAGGATGATTTGCAGGCCATAATTGATCTGGCTCACGCAGCCGGCCGATATCATAAAACACTCACCAATATCAGAGCTACAACACAAGCCTTCATCAAATTTTGCAGGAAAAAGAAGGTTACTATCCTCTTCCCAGAAAATCTTGTGATTCCCAGGAATGCACCAAAGAAAGAAAAGCATATTGCCGACCCTGAAGACATTCGTAAATTATTTACTCTCTCCACAACTTACTGGCACCTGGCAGAGCGCCCGGACTGGTATATTCACGCCTACCGCTTCGCAGTCTTAACCGGTTTGCGTCCGGGTGAATTACTTGGGCTACGCTGGTCAGATGTCACAGATGAGAGGATTACTATTCGACGCTCCTACAACGATGACGGTGAACTCACCTCCGGCAAAAATGAAAATGCCCATCGGACTCTGGCTCTGCAGGGCCTCGCTCAACAAGAGCTGGAAGCTCAGCGTGATATGCTGCGAAGAAACGCAATCGTCTCGCCTTATATATTTCCATCTCCTGAATCTGAAGTTACAGCACAGAAGCGATATCGGAACAGCTGGAAACGATATTGTAGATACCATAGGCTTTCCGATACCACCCCATATGAATTGCGCCATACCTATGTCAGCCTGAATGATGAGATGCCTGACGGTCTGAAGAAGAAGGCTTTAGGCCACTCTAAAAACATGGATACGGAAGGTGTGTATGGCCATATTAAAGCCGGCGATCTGGAACGTATCGCCCAATATAGTGACTCAGTTGTTAAAAAAATCATAAACTAAGCAGGTACACACTA